AGCATGACATACACCACAAGTAATAAAACCTTCAGGTGATTCTTTCGGCTTTCTACACGACCAATATAATTTACGCAACCCCTTTGGCATCGCATAGTAAACACCAAGGCTTCGCTCTAATGGTATTTTGCTCATGTAATCAAACGGAGCAGCCCATACAGGCTTGATCTGTTTGTTCATAAACAATGCGCTAAACACGCCATAGGCTTCCGCGCTTTCTTCTTTGCTCATGTTGTAATCGCCTGTAAACACAGCCGCCACAGGCTCTGTCATAGCCGATATAATTCTTCCTGCTTGAAACAAAGCCAAAGACATATCACGACCGCCGGGGTATTTACTTTTGTATGAATACATACAAGACGAAAACTCAAATTCTCTTTGGTTTTCCTTTAACCAATTCACGCTATCGTAAATAGCTTTAGCTTCTGCTTTAAACCTACCCTCTGAGTTATCAAGATGAATCGAATGAATATGCACCTTGTGCTTCGTATGCTCTAACAAACTCCAAGCAAGAGATACGCTATCCATTCCGCCAGAGTACATAACAATAACCTTATCGGTTGGCCTCCTTAGCAGCCTGTGGTACTTGATAGCAGTGTCTATCGACTCCTTGGTTTTTAATTTATACCGAGACTCTAACGTCATTCTCACTCCTTATTTGATTGTTACCACTTTTTACATGACCAATACCTTGCTGACAGCTTATCAGGAGGGCTTGTATCACATTTATGCCTAGCCCTAAAAGACTTCCTACGAGCAGGCTGGTCTTTCTTAATGGTCATTTTTTGATCGCCAAATCTAATCAGCTTGGTTTTGTCGCCTTTCTTTGCAACAACCACAAACTTTTTAGTCGGATGTTTCGGCGTTCTCTTCGGTTTGTTGTACCCGCTTACGCCCGCGCGCTCCAGCTTTGGATCTTTTTTCTTGGTCATCCAATTTGCTCTCCAATGTTTCCAATCGGGCCTTCAGGTCTTGCAACTGGCCTGTCTGGTCCTTGAAGGCTTCGTTGATCTGGCTCAACAGGTTGTTGATTTCGGTTTGTGTCATTAGCATTTTTTGTCTTTCCCTCCACTTCGCGTTCTTTCAAAAGCCTGTCAGCTACCTTAAGCCTACGCTCAAACTCTTTATCGTCGGCATCTCCTGCCTGTAGGTTTCGGGTAACTGCTTCAATTCTGTCAATCTCAAGCTCTTGAGGCGCAATCTGGGCTTCGACAGAGATCTTCGCTGCTCTTGCTTGCGATTCTGCTGCCTGACCATTCAATGCATTTGTCTGACTTTGTTGCAACTCCAATTGCGATTGTTGAGCCACCATTGCCATCTGCTGTGCTTGCGGATTTGGCTGAGAAGCCTGCTGCATCGCAGCAATTAATTCTTCTCTGTTACTAAGGTTCATGTTATCGATAATGCTTTGAATCAATACAGGATACAAAGGACTGTCTTGCTTCATTGTTTGCAGCAATTGAACCAGCTGAGTTACCTCATACTCCCTAGCAATAATGCCAAGGGTGCTGGTTGCTACAAACTTATAGTCCGACACAGGATATTCGTCTGGATCAAACTGCATATACCGATGCGCCGCTTTAGTAACAAACGGCAAAAGGAAAGACTGTTGGAAATTTATAAGGGTGCGCTTATGTCTCTTAATAATTGCACCGAGAGACATAGATATCCCAGCAGCAGTACTTTCACCATTGACCTGTCCAGCGATCCCTGCGGAGTCCACAGCGCCTGTCGCTTGTTGCACCATTTGCTGAAGGCTTGCAGCTTGAGCAAAAGTAATTTGCCCCACCTGCCCGAAATTAAATGGCTGCAAAACTTCACGCGGATCTCCATTAGTTAAAATCATTTTACCCGGTCTAACCTCGGGCTTAGCGCCTCTAGGTAATCGGGTGGCATCAATAGCAATCATTGGGTGTATCGTAAGACTTAGCGCATCAATTCTTGCTCTAAGCTCTGTATCCAGTGCCTTCTGGCTGTTATAGCCTTTTTCACAAACGCCACGACCCCAGAATCTCCCTGGGACTACATCCCAAGGAAATGCAACTACGGGCCTATCGCTCATCATATATGGATTTTTTGTGGCTTTTAAAAGCATGCCGCCGTTTGCAATTACAACAACGGCTTCGACGTACTTTGAGTCTTCTTCGACTTCAACGCCTTCGGCCTCAAGAAGCTCTTTCGGCACTAGGCCATAATACTTTGTAATCCGAACCTTGTCATCATTGTAGATCGTTAAATCTTGATCTGGCTCAAGATCAGTATCCGCAGCTGCCGACTCAATGTAGCCTTCGTTATAGGAGCCTTGCTCCTGAAGAATCTCTACAGTGTGCTTGCTTACAAACTCATCAATAGCAACACCATACGCTTCCTCAATAGAGGTTGCTACGGGATCTATTAAAAAATTTTGCGGCAATACAGGCTTTAGTTTTACAACAACACGATCTTTAATGTTTACGCCAACAGCCTGAAGATCTCCACCCATAATTGGCTCTGTTGCGGGAGCCATTTCTTTAATCTCCTCAATAACCACCTCACCAATGCCTGTGCCAAATACGGCAGCATTAATAAGACATTCCGCCACAGCTTTTCTAACCTTACAGGATTCAAAGTCTTCACTTAGTTTTTTCCGCAAATACAAAATATCTTGTCTTTGCCCATCGCCCACATCGTCTGAAATATCAAACCACTTTCCACGTCCAAAAGTAGCCTCTTCAAGTTCTGCTACGTTAGATTCTACAGCCTGCTGTAACGCAGGAGCGATAATTCTAGAACGCTCAGATGCTCTTTGAGAGTCAGCAGGATCCCATTGACCTCGCCATAACCGATAGTATTCATCGAATCTTTCCTCATAGTTTGATTCAAAATGATCGCGCCAATCTTCGCACTTTGTCATTACCCAACCAGCAAGCGATTGCTCAATCATTAAAGGGTCGGGTTCGTAAATTTCGTCTGCCATGATTCTTTCCTATTAATATCCAGATATAACATCTAAAACTTCGTGATCGTCAATTTCATACTCGTAATCGTATGCAACCTGCGCCAACTGATCTATGTACGCCAACGCATCAACCAGATCATCGTGTGTTAACGCATCTGGAAACTGAAATAACTGGTCAAGAAACCGCGTATTCCACGCGCCCTTATTTAAAATAACATAACCATTTTCAAATCGCCCCTGCAATGCCCACATAACCCTGTCGGTTTTCTTTTTATTTCCGTGCGTAAGTTCCTCTACACGGAAAAACATTCCATAGCGCTTCATCAAGTCTGTTAATGGCGACATTACGGCTTGCTTAGCAATTCCTTTTTCTATTCCTACGCTTACAGGCTTATAATCACGCACAGCCTGAAAGATTTTCATAGCGGTTTCATTTAAGTCCCACCGGCCATGAATAATATTTTCTACGAACCATCCGTCAGCGCTTACTTTAGTTACCGCAATTGCTGTTTCGTCTAGGCTAGTATTCTTTGTTCGCTTTTTATTTACTTCTTCAAAACCAGCAAGGTCAATAGCAATGTAGTAATCGCCTTCAATATTGTCCTCGCCAATAGAAACCCAATCTTCCTTGAACATTTCGGAGCCTCGCGCTTCAAAAGAAGCCATAAACTCCTGTCGAAATGCATAGCTCGACATAGATTTTTTAGCTATATCAATTTCAGATGCATCAAGAATTGGGTTGTCGTAACTTGTAAAGTGCCAGCCCTTATAGGTTTCATCATCCCCAAGCTCAGCATATTTGTACAACTCATAAAAATGGTTGCGGCCCATGGGAGTGCCGATAAACAAAGCCTCTCCTTTTTGGTCCGCGAGTGCTGGACGGAGGATTTGCTCCCATACGTCAGGCTTCATGTCTGCGTACTCGTCCATCACAAGAAACTTCAAGGACACGCCACGCATTGTCTCAGGTCTGTCGGCTCCCTTGAGACTAATTGTGGCCCCGTTGACCAGCTTGATCTGCAGGTTATTAATATGCGAACCCGCAATCACAGGGTGTCCTAGCTCCATCAGGGTTTGCCACATAATATCTCTGGCCTGACCCTGAGTGGGCGCAACGTAAAACACATGGCCTTTGTCGGCCTGCAAGCCATTGATAATCAACAGCCATGCGGCAAGACGGGACTTTCCTGTTCGCCGTCCAGCCGCTACTACTTTAAACCGCGAAGGGTCAGAGTAGACTTCCTGCTGCCAAGGCAGCAACTGAACATTCAAATCAGCCAAGGCTAATTACACGTTACTATGACTTGATTAGTTTCGTTAGTAGTAACAACACATCCGCTTTGCTCATTAGCTAGTATGTCTTTCCAAGTAGTGTCGCGTGTTTCGGAATAGTTAAGCCAGTTAAGGCTGTTTGTGGAAATGCCTTCTATTCCAGCAATGCCTACATTTTGCGTAGCAGTAATTCCTGCGGTACCCAATGTGACTGCGCCATTAACACCAAGCGTAGCAATATTTTCACTGGAGTCTAGACCTGCAGTTCCGAGATTAACCATGCCATCAATAAACGGGGTGTAATCTACGTTCCCCACAGCAGCAAGACCCGCACTAGAAATATCCGTAAAGCTCCCATACAAAGCCTGTTGAGTTTGAGCATCAGCCTGAACAGAAGCAAGATCTACCTGTGCGTTGTATCGAGCCATAGTCTTGGCTGAATCAGCTTGCATCCACATCATTCCTAAAGAGGTTACAGGTGACGCTAATATAGACGCCCACTGAATTGCCTCGGACTTTTGCGGAATAGGTTGGACGCTAGAAGTTTGCGTTAAAGCCAGCGCCATCACAGCGGCACTAGCGGCTTGTCCATCGCCACTAGATGCAATTTGAGACAAAGCATTAAACTTAGCCTGCGCTGCCTTTGCATTAGCCTCTGCAGTTTTTTGGACTGCTTCGTAATACAAGGAGTTGCTTGACGCGCAACCACCCATAATTAAAAGTACACACAATAGCACTGCTTTCATGTTAGCTCCCATTAAAGTTTACAAGTGCTGGAGGCATATCAAGAAGATCAAAAGTCACAACAACCTCCATATTCCCTGACCCCCCAGCTTGGCACTTAACCACTTCGTTTTCATGGAGGACAAACAACGGACCTCCTCCGTTTCCTAATGTTTCCTTACCACCACCCGCTACATTAGTCCCATCAAAAATATAAACCTGCGGTGTTCCACTTAAATCCCAATACAAATCTATATTATTTGTAGAGCCGCCGTGATTCGCTACAAATACATACGAAACAACAGCATGAAATCCGCTGGGAACAGTAAATAGTGTTGTCAGCGTAGTGTCGGTAAGTGTTGTGTGCTTAGTATATAACATTAGTACGTCCAGATTACGGGCACAGTGTCACGGATATCTAGGTGAATAAACCCAGAATCTATTCCAATCCCCGTAAATCCCTGTTGAAAAGCGTAGTTAATTAGTGTGTATCTGCGAGCCGAGCTAGTTACCGCAATATCGGCAGCGATGCCTTCAGAGTGAGTGCCAGGGCTGTCTTTTGCAGCTTCGATGGGGTGGTCTGGGCTTCTGTACCCGCTGGTAATAACAAAGGGAAAGCCGCATATCTCGCGTAGTTCGTCCAGCTTCTGCAAAAACTCAGGGTTCATTTCGTTTTCCCCTGTGTATTGGCAGTTAAACTCAGATCTATCGAAAAACTTCATGGAAT